GAACAAGGAAGCGCTGGGCAAGGACTTCGATACCGTGCTGTTTGACGCGGGATTTCTTGCGCTGATCCACGGCGTATCCTATATCTACGTCGGCGGCGGGGAAAACGTGCTGTTCCCGATGACGGAGTTCCTGCCCCTTCCGGATGAAGAAACGGGCACGATCCGGGCGGGCATCCGCTTCTGGTCATTGGACTGGCGCAGACGGCCCGGTTACTGTGTTTTGTATGAAGAAGACGGATATACCCGTTACCGTTCAAGGGACGGAAAGGCGGGCCTTTCCCAACTGGAGCTCATGCAGGAAAAGACCGCCTACCGGGTCACGGTCCAGTCAAGCGCCGCAGACGGGGAGGAGATCGTAGGGCAGGAGAACTATGGCGCCCTGCCCATCGTGCCGGTCTATGCCAGCCGGACGAAGGAAAGCACGCTGGTCGGGATGCGGGCGAATATTGATGCTTATGACATGATCCATTCCGGCTTTGCAAACGATTTGCAGGACTGCGCCCAGATTTACTGGCTCATTTCAAACGCCATGGGCATGGATGAAAACGACATAGCCAAGCTGCGCGACCGGCTGCTGCTGCAGCACATGGCGGTGGTGGACACGACCGACGGCGCGAACGTGACCGGGTACACGCATGAAATCCCCTATGCCGCCCGGACGGAATGCCTGAACGCGATCAGAAAACAAATCTATGATGATTTCGCGGTGCTGGACGTTCACACCGTAGCCGCCGGGGCGACAAATGACCATATCGACGCCGGATACCAGCCGATGGATGAAGAGGCGGACCAGTTTGAATACTGGATCATCAAGGCTGTCCAGCAGATCGAAACGATTCTGGGTCTTGAGCCGCTTGTGCCCCTGTTCAAACGGAACCGCATCTCCAACCAGAAAGAGCAGACCGATATGGTCATGCTGGCGTCCGGTTATCTGGACCGCGAGAGCATTCTGAAGCTGCTGCCTTTCATCACGGTGGATCAGGTGGGCGAAATCCTGACCCGGCTGGATCAGGAGGAAGGACGGCGGATGACGGACGAACCGGAAGAAAAGGATGATGTCTGATGCCGGATGAAGGGACCAGGTTTGCCGATGCGCGGCAGGATGCCATAGAACGCCGCTTACGGCCCATCTATGAGGCCGCGCAGCGTGATGTGGTCAAACGGCTGGACGAGCACTCAAAGCGCCTGTATGCGGCTGATAAGGTCAAAAGAGCGCAGCTTGCGTCAGGCAAGATCACGCAGGAGCAGTACCGGACATGGCTGTCCCGCCAGATGTTCGTGGAGAAGGTCTGGAAAGATCAGATATCCGGCATCACCGATACCCTGCTGACGGCGAACATACAGGCAAACCGGATCGTGGAGGGTGAGCGCAGGGCCGTCTTCGGGGAGAACGCGAATTATCAGGCGTACCAGATCGAGAAGGACACGAACGGCGCCGTGTCGTTCACCCTGTATGATTCCGCGACCGTCACCCGCCTGATCCGGGAACAGCCGAACCTTCTTCCGCCCAGGGAGGTGGACGGTGAGAAAGACAAGGCGTGGAACCGGGAGAAGATATCCGGCGTCATCGCCCGTGGCATTATCGCCGGGTCATCTGTTTCCACCATCGCCCGGAACATCGGGAAGGAAACCGGGACCAGCAACGAAACGGCTATGCTCCGCTATGCCCGCACGGCCATCACCGGCGCCCAGAATTCCGGGCGCATCGAGGTCATGCATGAGGCCGAGGAAATGGGCATCCAGGTCCAGAAGGTCTGGCTGGCAACGCTGGACGAGCGCACCCGTCCAGCCCATCAGGAGCTGGACGGTCAGACGGTGGATGTCAACGAGGCTTTCGACAGTATTCTGGGCCCGATTGATTACCCCGGCGATCCGTCCGCCGATCCGGCTAATACGTGGAACTGCCGCTGTTCTTTGGCCTATCACTATAAGGAATACCCCAAGCACAACAGCACCAGGCGTGATCAGGAATCATGGGAAGAAATCGAAGACATGACCTACGTTGAATGGTGGAACCACAAACACCCGGGCCAGCCAAGACCGGGCACATCAAGGAAGAGCGGGAGGTGATCCTATGGCAGACACCAAAGCCATCACAATCACCGTAACCAGCCACAGGGGGGCAGTCACATCGGAGGTTGAAGCCGCGATCAAACGCGCCCTTGAAATCTGCGGCGGCAAGGCGGAGACCTACGCAAAGCAGCTGTGCCCGGTGGACACCGGCAACCTGCGGAACAGCATCACCCACAAGCAGGAAGGCGATGACACGGAACTGATCGGGACCAATGTGGAGTACGCACCGTATGTTGAATTTGGACATCATCAGGAGGCTGGAAGATACGTTGCCGCCATCGGAAAACGGCTGGTCCGGGATTATGTGCCCGGAAAGCCGTATCTGACCCCGTCGCTTGAAAACCACGTCAGCGAATATAAACAGGTATTCGAGAACGAGCTGAAAAAAATCTGATACCGGATTTTATGCCCCGCTTCGGCGGGGTTTTTTTATGCGAAAATTTGACGTTTTTGTGATTGTTCGCCATTTTCAAACATGCAAAAATCACCTCAGAAGCCCGAAGGACTGGGCTCAAACTCCGTAGGGGCGAAGGAATGCCCCCGAAGGACTGGGAGGGTAATATGTCATTTACGCGAGCATTTTTGAAAGCCAACGGCCTCAACGACGATCAGATCACTTCCGTCATGGAAGAGCATACCGCCATCGTAGACCGGATCAGGAACGAACTGAACGGATATAAGGCGGATGCGGAAAAGCTGCCTCAAGTCCAGAAAGAACTGGACGATTTGAAGAACGGCGAAGATTTTAAGGCGAAGTTCGAAAAAGAACACGCCGATTTTGAGCAGTACAAGCTTGATATCGCCAAGGCAGAACAGGTCAAAGCGGTTAAAGAGGCCTACAGGAAGCTGCTGCAGGATGAACACATCAACGAAAAGCACGTTGACAGCATCCTCGGAATCACGAATTTTGACGGGCTTAAGCTGGGCAAGGATGGCACACTGGAGAATCTTGACGCTCTCAAGAAAACCATCTCCGATAAGTACAGCGATTTTGTGGTGAAGACTTCCCAGAAAGTTCACCAGCCCGCGACTCCGCCTGTTCATGATAACGGCGGTGAAACGAACAGCATCCGGCAGATGGCCGCGAAATGGCACGATGCAAAGTACGGGAAGGCGCAGTCTTCCCAAACCTGAAGAAAGGATGATGTGAGATGTCTTTTAACGCCGCTACGACTGGCGTTGGCTACGCCCCCGGCTGGTTTCTCGCGGATAACGAGCATTGCACCCGCGAGACCCGGCAGATCGCCGCGAACCACGCCCAGAAGAAAACTGCCGCGAACGGCGGCTCTTATGTTCCTATGGGCGCGATCTACCCCAGCAATGACGCGAATGCTATCGGCATCGTGTACGAGGATGTGGACGTTACTACGGGCAACATGCCCGGTTCTGTTGTGACCGCCGGCACGGTATATCTGGACCGGCTCCCCGCCGCCCCGTCCGAAGATACCACTTCCGGCGGCACGACTACCGCCGGTGCGAAGTCTACCCTTGAGGGGCTGGGCTTCAAGTTTATCACTACTTCCCCCGCCGTGACCCGGCCGGATGACACCTGATAAGGAGGCGAAGAATAATGGCTGAACGTTTTGAAAATGGCATCTTCGGCATGATTCGCCCCGAAGACTGGCTCCAGATCGGCTACGACGTGGAACGGCCCAACGATCCTACGTCTGAACTGTGGGGCGATATTAAAACAGATAATCTGGTGGCCTATTGGGAGAGCATGGCTGCTGAGTATGGCGTCCCCGTCATGGCCCAGTTCCACGCCTTTGACACCGAGGCCCAGAAGGCCCTGCGCGTGCCCATCGACGTGCATAACATCGAAAAGGGTCTGATCAAGGAAAAGATCGACCAGTCCGAACGCCTCCGTGCCCTGATCGGCCGCGGTATCACCAACCAGTCCGCGCTGTACAACAGCGTGCTGCGTGACGGCTATAACCTGGCCGATCATGTGTTCAACCGCGCCATCGTGGCCAAGAACGAAGTGCTGTACACCGGCAAGATGACGATCAAGGAAAACAACCTTGACCTGACCGTTGACTACGGTGTTCCCGCCGCGAACCTGAATAAGACGCTGGACTTCGGCACCGGCGCTTCCGCCCCGGTTGACGAGCAGCTGCTGGCCATCGTCGGCGACGCGCAGGACAAGGGCGTGCCGATTGACACGATGTATACCACTTCCACCGACTTCAACCGCTTCCGCAAGGACGTGAATATCCAGAAGGCCATCAACGGCCTGTACATGCAGGGTCAGCTTGTCCGCAACGCCGACCTGCGCCAGTACCTCGGCGAAGAGTTCGGTATCACCCGGATCATCCTTCAGGACGGCGTGTACTCCAAGCCCTACACGATGGGCCAGAACGGTCGGCCCGTGACCACGTCCAACAAGCTGTTCCCGGTCGGCAAGTTCGCGCTGATGCACACCGGCGGCGGCAAGATCGGCGACGGCCTGTGGGGCGATCCGCCCGAAGTAAGCGCGGCCCGTTTCATGGATGTGTCCGCTTCCGAGGTCAGCCCCTACGTCTTCGTGTCCCAGTACGCCGAGAACGACCCGGCTGTGACCTGGACGAAGGCTTCCGCGCTGTTCATGCCGGTGCTGTATAACCCCAACGCCCTGTACGTTGCCACCTACACCAGCACTTCGGGTGGTTGATGATGTTTCAGGCGGTATGTGATTTCCGCGACCTGACGGACGGCCACCTGTACTTGCAGGATGAGCCGTTCCCGTTTGACGGGCGGACGGTGGCGCAGGAACGGTTGGAAGAGCTTTTGGGCAGCAACAACAAAGCCCGGAAGCCGCTTATCGTCAACGTTCCGGTAGCGGAAGAGGAAAAGCCCGCAAAGCCCGCAAGAAAAAGGGCAAAACCGAAAGAATAAGAGGAGGTGGGGATCATGCTGCAGGAGGTCTGCGAATACCTGAACAACTATTTCGTTTTAGACGAATACCCGGGCGAATACAGCATTTCCGGCGGCATGATCTCCCCCCCCGTTCCCCTCAAGGAAGGACAACGCTTTCTGATCGAAGGTTCCGCCCTTAACGACGGCGTGTATACATTCCGTGCGGCCGGTATAATGAATGATGATTCAACGGAAAGCGCAAGCTTTCAAAACGAGGAATTTACCGGAACGATACAAGCCATGGGCGTTCCCCCTTCCGTGATTGCCATTTGTGGAGAAATCAGCGATTGGGTAGACAAGTACAAAGATGCGCTTGACAGTCCTTATTATTCCGAAGACGTGATCGGCGTATACAGATATCAAAAAGCAAAATCAAACTTCAGCGGCTCGGATGATGCCGGAGATGTAACATGGCAGTCCAAGTTTTCGTCCAGACTGAAAAGATGGAGGAAGCTTTGCCTATGAATTTGCTTGAAAGCATGATGGACGCCTGTGTCATTTTGGACAAAACGACGCGGAATGACGGGGTATTCGGGCGCGTGGAAGTCTATGTGCCGGGTGCGTCGTTTAACGCCACGATCATAAAGGACAACTCGATGGAAGCA